GTTGATCAACTCCATGCCTTGTATCATAAGCACTAAGATCACCAGCATTGTGTAAATCTTCATTCGCAGCAACAGTAAGGTGTTGAAGAGTTATCATATGAGCATCATCACCTTCCATATTATCACCGCCTGCAAATCCATTCGTTAGATGATTATCCATCATCCATCTCATAAATGGACCAAAAAGCATACGTGTGACCAAAACTTCTGAATTGGGAGCACACGACACTAAACGACCCTTGAATTTAGCAACCTTCTCCTTTGCTAAAGTTTCTCCCTTAATAATGTCAGTATAAACCGACATAGGGACTTCACCTCTAGCAAGCTGATCAAGTCTCGTCTGAACTTCACGAAGAGTTACTTCTGCTTTTTCACCAGGAATAAACTCTCCACCTTCAAATTTTCCAACTAACTGATGCTTCGAGAGAACTTTTTGTCCTTCGTAAGTACAATTGTGTGGGTGACCTGGTGACGTCGAAAGATCAATTGATTTAAACGACGTACCAGGAATACCGACTATAGCCTCATAAAGACTATATAAACCTGGACGCATGGCTTCTGTTTGAACAACCTCCCAATGATGAAGAGTGTTTTCAACACACTCCCTAAGCCTAGATCTAAGTTCGGGAGTTAACCTTTGTGTTTTATTGTATTTTGAAACAGCAAGTTTATAAACCTCAGGATTATTCGCTTGAACTGCTACATTTCTGGCTTCATAAGGCTCATTCAATGGAATACGAACATCACTCACCTTGGTATTAAAAAAATGTTCCATTGTACCGTCACCAATAACATCACGATCCGCAAAATCTTTTTTAACTGGCACTCCAGTCAAAAGATTGATAGCACCTTCAATTGTTGATTTGGTTACAGCACAGGCATAAGTAGGCCCAAAACCTTGTGTTCCCAAAGCATGAAAACCTAAAAACTTACCTGCACACCCACGATCATTTGTCGTAGCAAAATACAGACCACCACAATCTCCCTCCTCTGAATTCATATTCATACGCCAAAGCTGGCGTACGAAAACTGTCTCATCTTCTGCATCAACCTTCTTACCATTAGTAAGAATGGCTCCAGATGCATATTGAGGTCCACTGTAGCTATGCAAATAAGCACCAACCCCTGTGGGAATGGCACTAGCATGCAAACGATCAAGAATGAACTCATCAGAAACCCAATGGGGTAAAATTGAAGCACTCTGTGGAGC